CTTTGATCGTTCGCATGGATATAAGACAACTTTTAACTCCGGTTATCTTGTACCTTTTTACGTCGATGAAGTTCTTCCAGGGGATAGCTTTAAGCTGACTGCTACTTTGTTTGCTCGTTTGGCTACTCCTATTGTCCCTTTCATGGATAATCTTTATTTGGAGACTTTTTTCTTCTTTGTTCCCAATCGGCTTGTTTGGGACAACTGGCAGAAGTTCAATGGTGAGCAGAAAAATCCGTCTGATCCTACGGATTTTCTGATTCCTACTGTTTCTGGCACGAATGTTCAGAATCAGACTCTTTGGGATTACTTTGGTCTTCCGACTAATGTCAATAAAGCGCTTAAGGTTAATGCGTTGCCTTTCCGCGCTTACAATTTGATTTTCAATGAGTGGTTTAGAGACGAGAATCTTCAAGATTCTTTGAAAGTTCCGACTGGTGACGGCCCAGATAATCTGACTGACTATAATCTTGTACGTCGTGGTAAGCGTCACGACTACTTCACATCCTGTTTGCCATCGCCGTTGAAATCTAACCCTGTAGAAATCGGCCTGACGGGAAATGCACCGATAAAACTGTATAACAATGCAGAATTGACAAAAGAAACACCAGCATCAACTCAGCTTGTGCTAACTGAAAACGGCAGTATGCAGAACTTTGCAAACGTAATGGGAGTAACCGGAAAAGATAGCGGACAAATTGAGCTAAAGTTCATGGGTACAGACCTCACCGGAGTTGACGCAATCAGCATTCAGGATCTACGCATGGCAATTGCACTGCAACACATTTTTGAAGCAGATGCACGCAACGGCACGCGATACCGTGAGTTCCTGTCTGGTACGTGGGGCGTGACAAGTCCGGACAGCCGTTTACAAATTCCTGAATACATCGGCGGTCAGCGTATCGCAATCAATGTCAATCAGGTCGTCCAGACGAGCCAGACGGACACCACGACCGGGCAGGCACTGGGCAACACAGCAGCATACAGCCTGACCACGTGCAGCAAGCAGATGGTGGACTATGCAGCGACCGAATACGGCTATATCATCGGTCTGGCAGTGGTACGAGTAGAGCACAGCTACCAACAGGGACTTGCAACCAAGTGGACGCGTGGCGGAAGATTCACATACTACGACCCGCGACTGGCAGCACTGGGCGAACAGCCGGTATATAACCGTGAAATCTATACACAGGGCACGGCAGAAGATAATGAAATCTTTGGCTACCAAGAGGCATGGGCAGATTACCGATACAAACCGTCCTACGTAACCGGTGAAATGCGATCTAACTACCAGACCAGTTTGGATGCATGGCACTATGCGGACGACTATGGAGCTCTGCCGCGTCTCTCGGCAGAATGGATCCAGGAGGGACAGCAAAACATTGACCGAACGATTGCGGTAACCAGCAGCATCAGTCATCAATTCTTGTGTGACTTCTACTTCACAGAAGACTGGTACCGCGAAATGCCTATCTACAGCATCCCGGGCATCGAAAGAATTTAAGGAAGGAGGAAGCCCCGCAAAAGCGGGGCTATTTTTGAATGGAGACATTATTAAGCTTTATGCCATACATCATGCAAGGATTAAGCATGTTAACAGGCATCATAACGAACAGCAACCAGAGCAGCGCCAAGAACAGCCAAGGAGCCGGCAGCGAGAGCAGCACAGGCAACGAGACCACAACGGGCAGTATTACAGGACCGCAGCAGATAGGTTCAACGCAAATCAGCACGCCGACAGGTATTAGCACATTCAACAACCAGAGCAGCGTAAACACCGCAAACGCACTGCAAATGATGAGCGGACTACTGAGCAATTTGGCTAACGCTGGAAGCCAAGCAAGCGCCAAGAAATACAACAGCGCGGAAGCGGCGGCAGAACGAGCATTTCAAAAGGAGATGCGCGGAACAGCCTATCAAGATACCGTAAAGGATATGATCGCGGCGGGAATCAATCCAATTCTAGCGGCAACCAACGGCGCAACAAGCGCACCATCGGGAGCATCTGCAAGCATTGGAAGCCAACGCTACAACCAGCAGAGCGCACAAGCCGCAAGCGTGTCGGCCATGTACGAATACGGCAACAACACAGCAGAGCTGGCAGACAAATACTTACAGCTAGCAAAACAAGCCACCAGCGCAAAGCAAATTAAGAGTGCAAAAAGCTGGGAACAGGCCGCAAGCGAACTAGCGACTTCAAGCGCAAAACAGGCGCAACAGTACAGCTATACGGCTAACAAGTTAGGTTCAGGTCTTGCGACAGCTGGTAAAGCGGCCAAAAAAGCGACAGAAAAGGTTGGCGAAGCGGTCAAAGACACAGCGGGAAATTTCAAAAAATACAACCAAAGAATACCGATCATGCCAAACATGGACGCATTCAACGCATACAGAGGAGATTAAAAAAGGAAGGGAGATGGCAAAACATCTCCCTTTTTAGTAACAAAAATCCAAAAAATAGAGAATGTGGAAAACTTGAGTTTTCAACACTTTCAACAGGTTTTCAACATAAAGTTGCACAAAGAAATCCGTCATAATGACGAACTTTCAACAATTCAACAAGTTTTCAACAAAGTTTTCAACAGGCAAAAAGGCAATAAATAAACGTAGTAACGTTAAAAAAACGAGTTTTCAACACTTTCAACACTACTACTACTACTACTACAACAAGTTAATATATAAAGAAAGCGAGGTGTCAACCGGCACAAGATAGACAAGGAAGCTTGTGCCGGTAACAAAAATGCCATGTACAAAACCATTAGTATTTCAGATGGACACGAAAAAACCACAGCTGTGGGGAAGTCTGGAGAACCTATCAAAGCAAGGACTACAAGCGGACATCATGGACGGAATCAAAAAAGGAAAATTCGCATTGTTACCATGTGGTAAGTGCGAGTATTGCAGAAAACAGATAGCTGACCAATGGGCAACCAGAATAGAGCTAGAGGCCAAAGAGTGGGACGATGTAATTTTTCTAACATTAACATATGACGATGAACATATCCCATACGGCGAGATCCTAAAAGGCTACAGAAGCATTCAAAGCCAGACAGTAAGCAAACGAGACGTGCAGCTATTTCTAAAACGGCTACGGAAAGCATACAAGAAACCAATAAAATACTTCCTAGCAGCTGAATACGGCGACAGAACAAAAAGACCACACTATCACGCGATAGTATTTGGACTAAAACCACCGGATGCACAATGGTATAAAAACCAAAAGGGCAACAGCTACTTTAAAAGCGAGTGGCTAGAAAAAATCTGGGGCAAAGGCATGATTGACTTTTCACCAGCACAACCAGGAAGTTTTGCATACGTGGCGCAGTACGTCAACAAGAAAGCCATAGGCGCAGAGCAAGCGGCTAAATACTGGATGGAAGGTCGAGAACCAGAGTTTCGAATCATGTCGAAAGGAATCGGCGAAAAATATCTGAATGAACATAAAGATGAAATCTTAAAAACAGATAGCATCATATGCGCAGGAGGCCGCGAGAAAAGGCCTCCACGCTATTTTGATAAGATACTAGATAAGGATACCAGCCAAGACACAGAAAGCTATTTTAAGGCACATTCTGACGAGCTGAGAGAGGTTAGAGCCAAACGCAGACGCAGCGCAATACAAAGTTTGGTCAATCTCGAACAAAACACGAGCGTAGATTATGAAACCTATCTCAACATTCAGAAAGAAAAGGACAAGCTAAGACAAAAATGGCGTGAACCGAAAGCATGACGCGCACAGCGCTAAAAAGGAATGGATTTAGCCGAATTCCGCTGCGCTCCATACGGCAAGGCGCTAAAGCGCTTTCAAACCAAAGGAGCAAAACCGACTGCTAATATATCAATTAAAATTTCAAAAAAAACTTGACTTTTTTCTAAAAAAATGATAAAATATAATTACAGAAAGGAAGGTGCTAAAAAATGAAACACGACTACGAACTTAGAAGATTAAACAAAGACGGCAGTATAACAAAAGTCCTTGAACTCACAGACGAGCCAAAATGTGCAAAAGAAAGAACAAAGAAATACGCGAAACAGAACCCGGGTCTCTACTGGCTAAAAAGAACTGAAACCGTAGCAATATATTTTACAGAAAAGGAGCTTGACGAGAATGATTAAAAGCTATATCATGGACACAGACGGAAACGTAAAACTGGCAAGACACTTCAAAGTAAAAGAATTTGCTTGCAAAGACGGCAGTCAAGTAGTATTCATAGATGACTACTTGTATAACATTCTGGACATCCTCCGACATAAAATAGGAAAGCCAGTCATCATCACAAGCGGATACAGAACACCAGAATGGAACAAAAAATGCAATGGAGCGAAATACAGCTATCATATGCGCGGTATGGCAGCAGATATCCGGGTAAATGGCATGAGCGCAAAAGAACTTGCCAACAAGCTGAATGAAATCGTACCGGATGAATGCGGCATTATCGTATACAACAGCTGGGTGCACTTTGATGTACGCGCCAGCAAATACAGAAAGGGGATGTAAAAATGGAACGTATCAGGATCAAGCAGTAAACGAATGACGCCATAACCTGGAAAGGAAAATCAGCAATGAAATCATGGAATGTACGAGACCAGACCAAAAAAGCAAATTGTGAGCAAAACAAAAACAAGTAAAGGAGTAAACAAATGGCACACAGAAGCGGAGCAGGTCAAGGCGACCAGAAGCGCTTTACCCAGACTGCAAAGCGGGTAAAAAACATCAACGTACGGCCGAAGGTATCGCGGGGCGGTATCCGGCTGTAAGCAACACAAACCAAAAAAAGGAGGTGACTTAATGGCATTAATCAAAATCAAGGACGTCAAGGAAGCAATCGCGCTGATGATGAAAATCCTTGAAAAGCTAGACGAGATCTATCACGCGCTGAAGGATGCAAGCGAAGACAAAAAGTAAAGGAGAAAAACATGAAACTGAAATTCTACTCATTCCACGATGCATTGACCAACGGCTACTCTCAGCCGTTTCTGCAGAACAACAGGGCACAGGCAGTTCGAACGGCACGCTGGAAGGCCAACGAAAGCAAGCCGAGCGAAATCGAGGACATTTCGCTTGTGGAGCTGGGCGAGTTCGACACAGAAAACGGCTACATGAGCGAAGCAATGCCCGAACACATCGCACGACTCATCGACCTGAAGGAGACAGCCAATGTTAAATCCTGATGTGATGGTAAGGTACTGCGGAATGCCGACCGAGAGAGTGGCAAACAATCCTGGCAGCAAGACCGCGCCAACATGGAAGGCAGTAAAGCAACCAAACGGCACTACCGACTACATCAAGCAGCCGGAAGAGAACACATACGAGAAAATCCAGCGAGCGGGCGAGGGTTACGACCTTGCAAGCGCCATCGCACGACTGGAAGCTGGAGACACCAGCATCAAAGCCAAGAGCATGGTATACACCGAGGGCACAGACCTCGAAAATCTGCCGAAAGACATCATGACGATGCACGAAAAAGCCGAAGCGGCAACCGAAACAATGAAACAGCTGAAACAGGTGCAGCAAACCGAGCAGCCGAAGCCGGAAGAAAAAAAGGAAGAGGTGAAGGACAACGAACAGAAACAGTGAAAACCATTTCGCGCAAGTGCCGCGAATGGAACGACCACGAAGCAAATTTGACCGGAGTCATCAGCTCCTAACGACCATCAATGAAGGTGATTTGGTGCCCATCTACTGCGATGAGGTACTTCCGGGCGATACCGCAAAAGTAAGCCTGAACGGTCTCATCCGTATGAGTACTCCCATCTATCCGGTGATGGATAACGCCTATATGGATACCTACTTCTTTTTCGTCCCATGCCGTCTACTCTGGGAACACTGGGAGAATATGTTCGGCGAGGATGACACCGACTATTGGGCCGAAAAGACCGAATACAGCACGCCGACATGCACAATCGGCGGGACAAGCGGTCTGAACAATGGCAGCATCGGAGACTATTTCGGACTGCCGACCGGGATTAAAAAAGAAATCCATGTCAATGCACTGCCAGCGCGCGCTTACGCCATGATTTACAACGAATGGTTTCGAGATGAAAATCTAGAAGCACCGTTGATGGTTGGCTACAAAAAAACAGATGATGGCGGAGACAACCCGAACGCATCAAACGAAACATGGAGCGCAAATAGACCGGATTCAACAACAAACATCAAAGAAGGGATACTGTACGCTTACAAGCCGGCAAAAGCGGGCAAATTCCACGACTACTTCACATCCTGTTTGCCATCGCCGTTGAAATCTAACCCTGTAGAAA